CAACCGATCGGCATCTTTCATCATCGTCCGACCGTACTTTCCGAACAGCTCAGCGAACCACTCTTCCACTTGGTCGTCGTCTAGCTGAAGCTCATGGAACGAAAGCTCATGCTGATAGGCGTGGATCAGTTCGTGGAGGATCGTCTCCGAGTTCATGCTCGAGCGCCTGATGTGGATCTTCCGATCTTCCAGCATGGCCACGCCGTGAGTCTCGCCGAATCGGGCGTTATGCACCTTATCGGAGCGGACGGTGATCTTCCATTTCTTATTCACAACTTTAACGATCATGTCGATCTCCTCGGTGTTAGAAGCTAATGAAGCGCGGGCCGTATTCGTCGATGAGGCCGATCCCCGTCGTCCAGTTATGGATCCGCTGGGGTCGGTACGATAGGGCCTTGGAGTAGGGGTCGCCGATGAAGCCAGCGTTAAGCTCCCAGAAGGTCTCTCCATTATACGAGCGATAATTAACGCCGCCACGGTGAGAGTGACCGCACACGACATTACACTGATTGTAATCACGGTGAGCGCCCAGCTTCGAATAGTGGCCATGCGTGAACAAGATCCCATTGATGAACAGCTCCTCGGTTGGGTCGTGGATTGTATGGACAGCGTTGAATGTCATTCGCTGGCGCATCGCCTGCTCGATGAGATGCTCCCCTTCTGGGAACTTCTCGACGATTCTCTTCAGCACTCTGGCGTCATGGTTGCCCATGAGCTGGAAGCGTTTCGCGTTCGGAACCAGCTCGAGGAGCTTATCCCAGAACTCGACAGCCATGCTGTGTGCCAGCTCATCCTCGGCCTTCGGCGTGTAGGTGTTCAGCGACCTGGCGAACTTCGAGGCCGAATACTGATCGGTAAGATCGCCGACCTGGACGATCACATCAGGCTGTTCCTTGTAGGCGAAGGCGTACACCATCGAGAGCGCGTTCTGGTTAACGAATGGGAGATGCATATCACCGATGACCAGGATCTTCTCGGCATGGTTCAGCCTGACCACGTTCCGCATCTCCTTTGACTGGATCACCTCGCGGATCTTCTCGGGATCGTCGATCGGTGGGAAAGGATCCTTCTTTTTAGGCTCTTCCTTTTCCTCAACCCACAGGCCAGCCGCCTTTAGAGCGTTGTCCCATGTGCCGAACAAGAGACTCACAGGGATCCGTGGAAAGATCGCTTGAAAGTCTGAGATCATCGGGACGCGTCCGAGTTCGTGGGCTAGTTCCTTCAGCTTACACACCACATAATGATGCTGATCCATGCGTGTTCCCCCACGGATAGGGTGAGGGTATCGGGTAGGAAAAAAAAGCCTAGCCTCATGGCGCAGAGCGGTAACGGCTTCGAGTTCCATTCCCGACGCCTATGGTCTAATCATGGATTAAGGGCCTCGGTGGGGCCTCCTGGACTCATCCAGTGGAGGGACAGAATGGAAGCAACTATTCATTGCAAGTACGACACGCTCGCGGATCCTCGCACTCTTCAGGACCACGCGAAGAATCGGAACAAACACTCAGACGAGCAGGTGGAACGCCTCGCGAAGCTGTACAGCTACCACGGGGTCAGACACCCGATTATCGTTTCGAGCCTCTCAGGGTGCATCGTCGCAGGACATGGCCGGAAGCTGGCCGCCATCAAGGCAGGGATCAAGGAGATGCCCGTCGTGTTCCAGAGCTTTGCGGATGAGTCTGCCGAGTATGCTTTCATTCAGGCTGATAACGCGATCGCCTCATGGGCCGACCTAGACCTGGCCGGGATCAATGCGGATCTTGGAGACCTTGGCCCGGATTTCGATCTCGAGATGCTAGGGATCGAGGACTTTACGCTTGATGTTCCAGACTTTGAACCAGGAACAGAAGAAGACCAAGGAAAGCTAGACGAGAAAAAACCACTGATTACTCAATGCCCGAACTGTGGGGAGTGTTTTGATGCAAACGAGAACAAACCTCAAAATTGATTGGGCAACTCACGAAGCTGCGAAGTATGCCTGTGAAAATTGGCATTATTCGAGGTCAATTCCAAAAAGCAAGCTTGTAAAAGTTGGAGCTTGGGAAGATGGAACTTTTATCGGTGTTTTAATTTTTTCCTGTGGTGCTACACCACACATCGGAAGCCCATATAAATTAAAACAAATCGAAATCTGTGAACTAACCAGGGTGGCGCTAAAAAATCACAAAAATTCCGTCAGCAGGATCTTAAGTATAGCTATAAGGTTCTTAAAAAAAGAAAATCCAGGGATTAGGCTGATAGTTTCTTATGCAGATAAAGATATGAAACATCATGGAGGAATATATCAAGCGACAAATTGGATATATGAGGGATTGGTAAACGTTGGAATGAGGTCTGCATTTATTATCAAAGGGAAAAAAACGCATCCGCGAACCATTGGGTTAATGGGAGGAGTTCAATCAATAAAATGGGTGCAGAAAAACCTAGACTCAAATGCAACTGAGTTTTTTACTGATGGAAAACACAAATATTTGATGCCACTTGATGAGGAAATGCGTCGACAAATTGAACCCTCTCAGGGAGACGAGTAATGGCAAGGCCTGAGATTGAGATCGACGAGAAGCTGGTCTACAAGCTGGCCAGTATCGGGTGCAAGGTGAGCGAGATAGCAGACTTCGTGGGATGCTCGACCGATACACTCGAGCGCCGTTTTGCGGTGGAAATAAAAAAAGGGAAAGCCGAACTGAGAATGTCGCTCAGGCGCTGGCAACTCGAGGCGGCTCGGAAGGGCAACGCATCGCTACTGATCTGGCTCGGTAAGCAGATGCTCGGCCAAAAGGACACGATCGAGATCGACGGCGACTCTGGTATCAAGCTGACCATGAACTACGAACGCAAGAAGAAGGCATGAGTGACAGCGCGCAAGGTTCTTATTCGAAGCCGTATTTCAGCGAGTTCAACCCGAGGGTTATACCTTATCAGTCTGATGTCGTTGATTTTCTGGATGAGTGGGATTTCGGAACTGGTACGCCAGAGCTTTTACTCTCTGGCAGTTACGGATCGGCGAAGTCTATTCTTATGGCTCACTTGGCAGTCCGTCATTGTGTGGAGAATCCTGGAGCCCGAGTCTGCCTCGCAAGGAAAGCCCTCCCAGACTTAAAGGATACGATCTTTAAGGAGATCCTCGAGCATATCACCGAGGACTTCGTCGAGGGTAAGCATTACAGGGTGAACCATTCGACGGCCAAGGTGACCTGGTGGAACGGCTCCGAGATCATCTCGAGAAGCTGGTCTGATAAGAAATACAAGAAGGCCAGATCGCTAAAGCTGTCCATGGTGGTCTTCGAGGAGCTGACCGAGAATAACGACGACGACAAGCAGGCCTTCGACACGCTCAAGGCTCGTCTTCGCCGGATCCCGACAGTGAAGGAGAACATCCTGATCGCCGCTACGAACCCAGACGGCCCGGGCCATTGGGTCTATAAATACTTCTTCGAGAATAACCAGCCGACGCGCAAGGTGTTCAAGTCGGTCACTACCGATAACCCGTTTCTGGATCCGGTGTATATCCAGCAACTAAAGGCCGACCTAGCACCTCGGGAGGCTCAGAGGTATATCTACGGCGAGTGGGTGGAGATCGACCAGGACAGGATTTACTCGGCCTATGATCCCGAGCTGAACTACCTAAAGACCGATTACGTTCCGAATCCACACCATCCGATCATTCTAGCCTTCGACTTTAACATCGGGCACGGAAAGCCCATGTCGTCCATAGCGGGCCAGTTCATCGACGGAGTCTGGCATTTCTTCGATGAGGTGGTGATCCAAGGGGCCAGGACTCAGGACGCTATCGAAGCATGGCTCGAGCGCCCATACATTACGCACGGCGCAAGGGTTCTAGTCCATGGGGACGCATCCGGTCAGGCCCGGGACACGAGGAGCATCGTATCGGATTACGACATCATCCGTCGGGCACTGGCGAATCACGGCGTTAATGTGACAATGGAAGTACCACGGGAGAACCCACCGCTCAGGAAAAGGCACAACATCGTGAACGCCTACTGTCTAAACGAGGCCGGGGCTCGGCGCTTGTTCGTTTACAACGGGTGCAAGGTAGCCCATGATGGCATGAGACTGTCAGCCTTGAAGAAGTCGGGCGAATATATCGAGGACGATTCGAAGGCTTACCAGCATATAACGACCGCGATCGGGTATTCCGTAGTCTATGAACACAACAGGTTCGGGACTCAGGCGGTCGGAAGCTCAAGGAGATTCTAAATGTTTAACTTACTAAATCCAACTGTACGCCGCCAGATCATTGAAGAGAGCAAAGGCTCCGAGAACGTCGAGCGTAAGAAGATCAGCTTCGGCCAGTTCGAGATTTTCAAGGATCGCATCCTCCAACAGGTGAAGGCCTACCTCGAGGGGTTCTACTCGAAGGACACTATCCAGAACACGCCTATCGTCTCGAGCGTGAACCTTGCCCGCCGGATCGTGAAGAAGGAAGCCAGCCTGTACCGTCGCGCCCCGACTCGTGAGTTCTACGGGATGAGCGAGGAGCAGGAAGCGGTCATTCGCCAGATTTACGCTGACCTGAAGATCGACTCGATCATGATGAAGGCGAACGAGTATTACAAGCTCCAGGATCAGGCGCATCTCTACCTTGTGCCTCGTAAGGGTAAGCTGAAGCTCCAGGCGTTGCTCGCCCATAACCTCGACGTGGTTCCGTCTAGCGAAGATCCAGAAGAGGGCGAGGTCTATGTCAT